ATACCATCTGTGGAGCATCGTAGTGTGTGGTATCTGTGTCTAGTGGTGCTGGTAGACCAGTAATATCGATAGATGCAGTATATGGCACTCGTGTACCGATAGATGCAAGATCGTTATCTACTGTCACTGCATTCGCCCCTGTCGTTGTGACAAATTCAGGATTGAGTCGGAATGTGACGAATGGTACTCTATCGGCTCATTCCCTATTCATCGAGGCGTTAGCGATTACATCTCGGACATTCGCAACAAAGTTGTCTAGGTAGTATTTATGGAGATCCGCCATTGTAGCATTTGCATCATTTTCTCACTGCGCCCAAAATATTCCGACGCAATCAGCATCATATTCACTACACATAATCCTGATTTTCTTGAGGAATGATTGGTAGAGAGTTCCTGATGGCCTCCATCTGCCATCAGTCCATCCAGTCGATCCGATAGCCACCTGAAGCACTATGAGTTCGTCATATTGTCCGATGAGTGGAATGTTGCCATCAGTATGGTCGAGTAGTAGCTCCGCGAGCTTAGATACCCAACCCGAAGCGTAGTTGTTATCTCCTGCATTATTTTGTGCGTAGTTTCCAAGTGGGATAATCCGATCTCGGAACTCTCCAGTTGTGTTGTCTCCGAGTTGCTTGAGGCGTGGATCGAATGACACATATGGCATTCCGATATTATCTCGTACCCATTTTGCACCATAAAAGACATTCGACTGTCCTGCCATGACGACGAATTTTCTTCGTTTTTGGGCTGTATTGACCAGATACATCGGAAGTGGATCTTGGAGTGATACAGACTTGAATAGTCCGTTTCCGTCCTTGAATCCGATAGAAGGGTTGAGATTGTCATCGACTGCGGCGATGTCTTGTCGTGGGTATGGTATTGGCATATTAGTAGGCGATTATATAGTTAAGTGTAACGTAAGGCTGGAGGTTGTTGTGTGATAGGGATCATCCTGTAGGTGGGGTAGTGTATGTACGATCAGTTGATCAATTACCAGCGTTATCTACAACTACATTAGCAGTTGAGCCTCAAATAAACTGATCTATGACGTTATGACTATGACTCGGCATCTCATCTACACTTAGGGTATGGTTCACTTCCCCACCAGTAGATCCAAGAGTATCGAAGTTTGCTGAGAAGAGTGTATGTGTTCCGCTCTGCGTCCCTGTTGTATTTATCGCACTCCCACCTAGGGTCGCTGAGAGCTGAAATGTATTGACCGTTGCATTGACCACATAGTATCGTGTACTCGCGCTGATGCCTGTCGGGAGAGCACCAGTCGTCGTGAGATAGACCTTGTTGCCATTGGCGAGACCATGGCTACTGAGTGTGACCACTCATGGAGTCGCGATCGTGATAGTCACTGTACCCTTTGATACTGCTGCCTCCCTCCCGATAGGGACTCTGCCTCGCAGATCTGGGATATGGAACGTCGTAGAGCCATCTCCTGCTCCATACGTCGTAGCAAGTACTCCAAAGAGGGCAGCATAGGTCGTACGGCTCTTGGCACTCCCATCACAGATAAGCCATCACGTCGGTGGGGAGTCAGTGGACCACATGCGGATCTCTCCTGGAATCCTGCCATCTGGTACTTTCTTAGTTGGTATCCCTGCAGTAAATCATATATATTCTGTATCCGTTCAGGGTGCCATATACTCCTCTATGCCACTTGCATCTGTAATTATGATCCTATTCGCTGTGAGTCCTGTCCTTGTCTCCCCTACCTTGTTGAGCTTGGTAGTACCGAGAGAAGCGATAGAGGAGGTATTCCCAGCGATCAGCGTAGAGAGACCATCGAGAGCAGTTTTGATGGATCCCGATACTGTCGCAAGAGTGAATATCTGAGCCAACGACATTTTGAAGTTGTCGTATGTCGACTCGCGAGCCACGACGGTTTGTATATCCGTCTCCTGCCCTGCGGTAGGAGTTGGGATGGCGGTGATCTCGGGTATTTGTTTTGGTGTGGTGGGCATTATGGCGTATGGGTTATAGGGACAAACTCACTCTTTGGATAGCCAAGGTATCCGATAGAGATCTCTTGGAGGTTTTTGAGTACGATGGGATTTCCATCTTTCCCCACGAGTATGTTGTGCATTACTCGGGGATTTTCCCAGTTATTCCGAGGAGTTGGGAGGGGTATAGCAGTCATATTTGAGACATAAAAAAATCCCCCATAAAGACAGAGGGATACTCTGAGACATTATAGGGGCTAGGTGGTGTCACTATTGTGACCAATATGAAGGCATTATATGCAATTTGTCCGTTGTGTCTAGCGTGATGGGCTTTCGCTTTGTTGTGATGCTTTTTTTATGATGGATGGTTTTTCTGACCTGCTCGTTTGTGTTTTTGTAACTTTCCCAGCCTTGCTATTCACTGAATTTCCAGCTTTTGTTTGAGCTTTCTTGAATGCGTCTACTGCCTCATCGTCGAGAGCTTTGATGAGGAGTTCCCACGCTCCGCCTCGAGTGTTCGCGTCTCAGATCGCTTTTGCTATGAGTTGTTTTCCTGCGTTGAGTGTAGTACCGACTGGCGAGTCTACTGCGGAGACAAGTGTCTGCATGAGTCCCATCTGCTCGGTGAATGTCTGAGGAGAGCGACGCCCCTCGACCATCGCAGAGTTTGTTATATCGTCGACGAGAGATTTGAGGAGACGATAGTCTTTTTTGAGTGCCGTAAATCCTGGACCCTGCCCTGCCTCGATTGCGTCATCGATGAGTTTATTGATATTATCCACTCACTTCACGAGAGCACTATACTGCGGAGTGCCTGCATCTCCTGACCTCATAAGTTTCCCCACTTCTGCTTGATAGATTTTCTTGAGGTCAAATGCCTCTTTGAGTGTGAGATCTCCACTCGCATCATCGAGGAAGTTTTCGAGTATCTTATAGGTCGGAGTGCGGTTTGCTCCTTTGGTCGCCATTGCTTGCGATACTTCAGCGAGGGTATCGACTGGGAGAGTGATAGTCGCTTTGGTAGTATCGACTGCCTTACCGATCCGTGCTCCTACTTCGTCGATGTTATTCACGATGGACTGAGCGGTTGTCTCGAGGGTAGATAGGTCTCCTTGGAGTTGCCCAGTTCGGACCTTTGCCCAGTATTCACGGACATTTCGCTCCGCATTGGCTGTTGCTTGGAGGCGTTGCTTGCTCGTGAGTCCAGTGCCTCGTGGAGATACCGCGCGACCAGCGAGAGTCTTGACACTTGGTCGTACGATAGCTTGTGTAATGTCTGCCGATACCGTGCTTTTCGGGATTTGTACGACTTTATTGCCTATCTTGGCTTGTCGCATTCCATCTACTACTCATTCTGGTCCTACGCTTCTTTTGAGTGTCTTTATGCCAGCTGATACTCCAGATCTGAGTGGGGCAAGGACTCATTGTGTATTCTGTGCTGATTTGATGCCACTTTGTATAGCCCGAGGAGTTGCTTTTGCGAGTGTTCACACATCCTGTGCTATTGCTCCTGCTTTCTGTACTCATCGAGATCCGAGATTGACTGCTCCCCTGACTGCTGGTGCTGCGAGCGGAAGAGCGCCACTGATAGTAGCTCAGATACCAGCTCACTTAGCTATGTCACCAAAGGTTGCCTCTGATCACTTTTGCATGATAGGGTCGAGAGCACCAAATGCACCACCGACTTTGGCACCACCCACGATGCTATTGAGCATAGGAGCACCCTTGATGGCACTTGCTCCGAGCTTCGCAGTCGGGATGAGGGCAGTAGTCGCGATATTGCCAAATACATCTCCCACTTTTGCTCCTGCTGAGTAGTCAGAAAACTCGTTTATGGCGCCCATAGTATCTCGAGCGTAGTCACTTCTTCCATTTGCCAAAAAATCTGTAATACCAGCTGGGAGCCTCATTCCACCAGCTACTACTCATCCTCAGAAGTTGACCGCACCAGCGAGTGCTCTCCTTGGCATGGATGCTTGGGACGGATCATACTTTTGAGCAAATGCTTGTTGTTTGCGAGCCATCTCCTGAGAGTCGAAAGCCTCCATCTGAGCGATGATTTCTTCTTTTGAAAATCACTCATCTTTCATCATCTTCATCACCTTTACGACTTTTTCATCTTCTATGCCATACTTAGTAGCATCTCGCTCTTGCGTTATTGCATCTACTCAAGTAGCAAAATCTCCAAATCATCGCACCGCCTTGCCGATCGTCGAGTTCACGACATTCGCGCCGAAGTCATATCACCTATCCCCTGTTGGAGCGCTCGGGGATTTTTGCAAAAGATTATTCCGGGCATCTCTCGCTCCAGCGTAGACATCATACACATCTCCGCCAAAGTCTTGGAGGTTTTGGTTGGCTCTTTGCACTTTGTTTGTGACAGTGTTTTTCGTGTTAGCGTAGGCGTCATAGGCATTACCTCACGCATTGTAGAGCTTGTTATAGCTCTTGTCGTATTGGTTTTTGACGGCATTTTTCGTGCTGGAGTAGGCGTCATAGACATCTCCGCCAAACTCCTGCAAGTTTTGATTGGCGGTATTGATTGCCCCACCGACGGCACTTTTAGCAGTGCCGAAGGCTTGAGAGGCATTGTCTTTGATGGTTGAGAATATATTGAACATAAGTTTTATAGTTGGTTATACAAAGCCTCAAAGCGATTTGGAGCACTCGGAGCGGTTGATCCTCATTGTGTTGGTTGGACTGACTTTTGCTGTCCGTTGATTGCCCTATTGATATCTTCAATGCTTTTCGCTTCTGGGATGCCAGCGATACGAGCAGATATGTTATAGTATTCAATCAGCCTCTTCTCAAATGACGCATCGGACTGCTTATTGTTGAGATTGGCACTGGCAGAAGTGATGAATGCCAAGTCCTTATCACTCATTGGACCCTTGAGCATGCCGAGATTTGGCATAGTGAGTTTAGATACAAGGGACTCAATCTTAGCGTTTGCTGTTGCTGAGTCGCTTCAGCTCAATCCATTCCATCCAGCAAATGCACCAGTTGCATCATTCCAGTCCATATTCACGAGGCCACCGATGTCATTGATAACTTCCATTGCGGATTTTCTTTGAGTGCTCGTTTGTGGCATTTTCCCACTATTGAGCATCGCAATATCATCGAGTGTGTATCCAGCGTCCTTGAGTGCCTTCCGACCCTCAGTCGGTGTCTTTTCAAGAATAGCTCGTATCTCCCCAAGCACATTGATGTCATCTTCTGTGTAGTTTCGACCATTCGTACTAAATCCTTGTTGTGTAGGAGCTGGTTGTTTTGGCTGGGATTGCAAGAGCTTATATAGTCCTGGGGACTCTTTTTGTACTTTCGACATTTGTAGTTGTTGGAGCTGTGCGTCAGAGAGGGAGGACACCTTTGCGTTGAGATTTACCCCAGCGTTGCCAGCAACTTGAGCGGCATACCGTGGACCCTCTGATGTTCCTACCCACTTTTGAAGCATTTCTCAAACCGTGCTGTTTCCATATGTTTGAGTCATCATGAGTCGCTGTGCTGCAAGTCCATCCTCAATCGTATCAAATGTGACATAGTTTCCGCCCTCGTTCGCTGGTCTTGCCGTTCATTTACTGTATTTGATGCCTGCTTGCTGGAGCGCATATGCTGTTGTCCCTGGCTTCGGATTGTCAAAGTTTGCATTCCAAGTGATGCCAGCTGGGTTGTTGTTCTTTGCCCACGCTTGGTTTGGGAATTGCCCAGCCATATGTCGTATATCCCCGAGACCACCACCAGTCGTTCATCCCATCACTTGATTGACTGCATCTTGATACGATGCTCATTTGCTCACAAGTTCTTTGATGAAGTCTGATTGTGCCCTTGTAGCTTGTTCAGACATGCCTTGCTCAAACCCGAGATTTGCCATGTTATATTGATTTTGGTATCCCATGCGAGCAAGCTCTTTTTGTTGGTTGAAGTTGCGATCGTCCATCTGTGTTTGATACTCTTGAGTGACTTTTGTTTTATAGAGGTCTCGCTCAAAGCTCAATTCATCTTTAACAAATCCATCCTCTCGCTGTTGCCAGTATTGCATCTGCTGGAGGTCCCGATTGATCGCCTCCTGTGCTCGCTGATACTCGAGGTTTTCCTGTTGCATCCCCATCTGAGTCATCTGCATCATGGCGTCCATATTCTTGTAGTATGATGCCTCTGCATCGAGTCTACTTTGTCGGGACATCTCGTAGTTATCCTTTCCATTTTGGATGAGTGTCGTCAGTGCAAGGCTGGCACTGTTTTTTTGTGCGGTGAGGAGTGCGAGCTGATCCGTGAGATCACGACTCTCTGAGAGATAGCGAGCGTTGATCGTTGCCTTGCTCGCTCCAGTCCCCTTGTACCGCTCTGTGATATTCGCGAGAAGGTTTTTCTGCTGTTGTGTCAGTTCGTTTATTTGATTGTCGTACTGGTTGACCTCGTTTGTTTTTTGGGATATAGCAGGGTCAGAGTTCATGATCTTCTCCACTGTCATTGGATCCTGCATAGTCGGTGACTTCTGCATCATTTGCGATATGGCATCTTGCCAGTTGGTCTTTGGCGCGATCTGGTTTGTGACTGGTAGATTTATTTGCGCGAGCTTTGTCGCATTGGTTATGAGACTTGGATTTTTAGTCGATAGATCATTATAGACTTGAGATCCTGGGATCAGCTCGCTTCCGATGAGCTTTGAGAGCTGGTATGGATTGAGGTTTTCGTACTTCGTCAGCTCCGATTTTCGCTCGATAGCCTCGACCGCCTCGCTTGTCCCAAGGGATCTTTGTGGTACTCATTGCCCAGCCTCGAGAGAGCGGTATATATCCTCGCTCTTTGGTCGTGTGGATCTCCAGTAGGAGTCGACCATAGCCTTTTCTCCTGCGTCCTTTCCGTCGTAGCCAAATGCCTGATTATAAGCGTTTCGATCTTGGAGGAGGTTGGGATTACTTGCAGAGATAGACGCCATATTGTCCCAAAGCTGTTTTCCTGAGTCATCCTTGAGGTTTTCACGCACGCTTTTAAGTTCTGCTTGGCGTGTTTGGGCTTCTGGTTGTTTAGCAAGCTGTCCAAATGCTTGTTCTCGTCCGATCTCAGTCGTGACTGGCTGAGTTTGGACAGGTTTTGCTTCCGGGGCTTGAGGGGTTTGAGCATAGACGGGATTTTCCGCTGTTCCGTAGTTCCACGCTGGCTGTTGTATCGTTTGCGGAGTAGGAGTAGGAGCAGGCGTGGGAGCTGGAGGAGCGACACTTTGCGGTGCTTGAGGTGCTGGAGTTCGTGCCGATACGACCGCTTTGACTCGGTCACTCGCGACTCCCGATCCTGTGAGGGTATCTTGTGGGTTTGGCGCTGTTGTGGTGGGAGTTGGTGTAGCTGGAGGAGTAGCTGGGGTAGCTGGTACAGCTGCATTGATTTGCTCCTGCTTCTGGGCTTCGAGAGCCTGCTTAGCCGTTCATTGGCGTGCCATATTATGCGTGATAATGGATTATAATGTTAGTGGTGTTTGAGAGTGTGACGATGATCGCCCGTGGTCTCATCTCGACAGAGACTCATGAGATACCAGATATGGGAGATGAGAGACTTGCTCAGCCTGATCCACCATCGACCGTGTCGTCTGTCCAGGCACTCCCAGCTTCCGAGAGTGAGATTGCCCCGACAGAGAGGGTTGATCCTCTTTGTGCGATGATCGTTGCAGATTTCGCTTCGATTGGTAGGTCAAATCGGGTGGTTGTGCTGATAGACCGAGCGATGATGCCCGAGATAGCTGAGAGGTTGCTTGGTTGGAGCTTTTGGGTGCTTATTCCAGGTGTTATATCTGTTGGGGTTGAGTCCATCGAGACACTCCGTTTAGTTCATTGCTTCATATTCTGGAGTTATGCCGTAAAATATCGGGCTTCTCGAGCTATCACCAAGAAGAGTTGAGAGTGTGACTCTGAGCTGGAGCCAGTTGAATTTTCTATTTGGAAATTGATTTGCTGTGATTTTCGCACCGCCTGAGAAATCAAAATCAGAGGCGATATAGTCTCCGATCTCTTGCCACGACTCATTGAGGTTGCTTCTCATCTCGACTTGTATTCGTCCGCCATTGAGGAGAAAAGAGACATTGAGTGCTTTGAGCCTGAGGTCTTGCTGGAGATCATTTGTTTGTATCCTACAAGAAGTTATTGATCCTGTTGGGCAGTATTCCCCGAGGTAGTCGATATTCTCTGTGAGTGGATAGTATCCAGGCATATCTACACTGAGTCCTCCTGTCTGATTCGTCTTCTGTGCGAGGATCATCTTATTATCCGATGAGCGATAGTAGGCATAGAGATCATTATAGGAGTAGACAGTCTCTATTGATCCGTCTATATATTCAGATCCGACGAAGCCACCACGGAAGAAGTTGTTTTTTCGCCCATAAGTCGTGAGCTTGTTTCCTTCTCCCTCTTCCCTCGAGAGGGCTTCGATGAGTGGCGATCCATAGCTCCACCCTCTGAATAATCCAGCGACGATCCCACTCATAAGAGTAAATTGCAAGCCTGAGCGCTGATAGACTCCATTATTAGTCATTACCCAGTCGGCGCTTGTACCAGAGAGTACATCGTATATCTTGAAGTCTGTGCTGATTGATCCAGTCGGGATGAGTTCGTTTGCTCGTCCTTGGAGAAGTGAGGTGATATCGTAGTAGAATACCCGATCCGTCATATACACATAGACGACTCCGCCTTGTGTGGATATACCTGTACATATTCCTGGAAGAGTATCGACTGGGCTGACTGCCTGTGTCACGAGTGGGAGGAGTGCCTCATAGTCTTCGAGATAGATACTCGTCTTCCCATCGCTTGAGTAGCTTGCCCACATGAGCGCTTGATTATCGAGGAGCGTGGCAAATTTCTTGCCTTTTATATGCCAGTTTCCTGTGTTGTTGTGAGTAAAGGTAATTCGCTCTGGGTTTACATTTGCGGTTCCATAGTCAAGCGTCTCACGATTAGACACCACCGTTTTTGCTGTGTAGTAGACCTTGCACGATGTTGCCGAGCTTGTTCACGATGTCTCGGTGAATGTATACACTCATCTTGGTGTCTCTACCGCGTCTGTCACTACTTGTCCAGACGGGAAGCTATTGGCATACGAAGTGAAAGAAGATGGGTTTCCACCGTCGTACCGATATATCTGCCCCTGCCGAGTAAATACGAAGTAATCAAAATTTGATAAACCTCAAAATCTCCCCATATATACGACACTGTTATTCTCCACATTCCCACCAACTGGGCTAAATGCTCCCCACTCTCGGATGACTTTGTGTTTTGCGAGTCTGACACCAGTGGATAGGCGTGTCTCGACGGCTTTTGAGTCCCAAAAATACCCCTGTCACATGGTTTCTCTGGTCTCGGATAATCAGTTGCTGAAATCGTTGAACATACTAGGAGAAAAATTTAAGTGATGGGGCAGTTTGGATGATTTGACCGTTGGTGCGGTTGGAGAGTTCCGTGACCATGCGAGTCTCGTCTATGAGTGCTTGATTGTAGGCGGTAGATCTCTCGTTTTCCTGTTTGATAGCTTCGTAGTAGAGCCATCGCATGTGAGAAGTGATGACCCAGTGATGAGATGGAGGGATCATGATGTTCGCTTCTTCTGTTGCGAGTGTGAGAGGGATCGGATCGTAGAGTCCATACACCTTGAGTCCTCAGGCGACTGTCTCGGTCGGTGTTGGGTAGATGCTGATCGAGTAGTCCGAGATTTTATAGAGTGGGGAGCTTGCTGGGACACTCGTTGCGAGCTTGGTGTCATCTTCCTCCTGCGTGGAAGTAGAGAATACATCAGCGAAGTGATACCCACTATCATCTCTATACTTGAGAGCCACCTTTGTGACTTTATTTATCGGCGTGCGGAGGTTTGCATCGTCTCCGCGAGTATCAAAGGAATACTCTGACTGTCCAGCGATGAGATCACGCACAAAAAGATCCGCCCCAAAGTCCTCATTTACCCGAGATCGGAGAGTCCCGATCGTGAGCTGATAGGCGATATTAGCGAGGTTGAGGGCGTTCGCGTCACTAAACTCTTGAGTCGTGACATTTTGGCACCGGGTGCGCCAAGTGGCGATGATTAGTTGTGCGTTCATAGTGGATAGTGACTAGACATAACCACCCAAAAGGGTAGTTACAGTGCAGTAGCTATCAGCTAGACAGCGGTAGCAGCGGACTCGATACGGACAAGAGCGTCGTTATTGAGGATCTTAGCAGCAAATGAGACCTTAGCACCGACAGTGGCGATCTGGTTCATTGGGTCAGCAGATCCAGCTGATCCGACTGGCTTGTAGTATGTTTCCATATTCTGCCAGTCTGCGATGCCGTATGCGTCCTTGCCAAACACATATGTTGGGTACACAGTTGTTGTAGACGCAATAGTGTCAATGTTTGAAGTCTCCATAAATCGGATACCAGCGAGTTTTCCAACTTCTCCGTTGAGGATAGTCTCATTGGTTGTGTACTTATTCGCCTCGATCCAAAGCCCAGAAGAGGTATTTCGGATATCTCCCGCAACAAAGCTGTGACAAATACCGTAGAGGCATCCTTGTGAGATAGGGTTTGCATTCTGGCTTCGGAGCTTTGTTGTAGTATTAGCGATCATCGCACCAGTGATGAGGTCACTCGCTTGGATTGCCGCGCGATTAGCTCGTCCTGCTGGGAGGATAGTGTTAGTACCATTGAGAAGCTCGGCTTGTATTACTTTATCTATAATTCGACCCATATTTGCACCGATTACACTACCAGCATCAGCGATAATGTTCGTTGGAGATGTCTTGATGAGCATATCAGGGATCTTCGCATAGATACCATACTGGACAGGAGTCGCCGAGATGGTGCTAAATGTGATATCTGTATCTGTTGGGACGACTCCTTCTGTGAGGGTTGCCTGAGCGATAGTTCGCGTGAGTTTAGCCACTCGCGGCCAGCTCATTGTGAAGTATCCGTCACCCATGGTATTTTTTTTACCATATTGGGCAAAGTAGAGGTTTGGCTCGAGGTTTTCGAGCACCTCTTTCTTGAGGTATGTCTGGAGGTATCCAGCTCCGATAGTTGCAGTGGTTCGCATTGTTTTTTAGTAAATGGGTATTTACCCCATCACTACACTCGTACCTTTCCTGATTTCACGAGCTGATCAAATCGAGCTAGATTTTCAGGAGAGAAGTCATCTGCCTTGAGCGAGACGGACTTCTTCGACGAGGTGCCAGTGACGGAGTATTTTTTTGCCTCCCTTTTCGCGCTCTCTTGTGGATCAAGTGTCCGATACAAGGCAAACGCTGTCTTGAGATCGAGATTGTGATTTTCTGCGAGTTCCTTGATCTCGTCTTTAGCGAGTTCGGCATCAGGATTTTCTCGGAAGAAAAACGCTTCCTCAATCATTTCTTGCGTTTTCATCTCATGTATTGATTTCATGTCCTTCACTGAGGTGCTTTCGTATTTCTCCTCTAGCTCTTTAACACGAGCCTTGAGCTGGTTTCGCTCAGAGAGTACTTTCACGATATTTGATGATTTCTTCTGCTCCGCTGGAGGCGTTGGAGTATCATCAGCCTCTTTGTCGTCGATGTCTAGAGCGGACTCATCGTCCTCATCTTCTGACTCATCAGGCTCATCAAGATCATTTTCGATGTCTTGGTCATCGTTTGAGTCACTTGTGCCTGACTCGGGCATAAGAGCTTGAAGAATAAGCTCGTCGCTTTCTTGTGTGGTCATAAAAGGGTTATTATGCAGCCTTCACTGCTAATGGGGCAAGTGCCCGATCCTCACCCATATCTAGTATGGATGAGTGGCGGATCCTTGGCTCTCTGCTATCCTCTCAGCTTCTTTATAGGCTTCGAGGAGCTTTTCGGGGAGATGGATGATCTCTCGGTAGGTATTACGCTTTTGCACTTGTAGTGCTAGATCGTGTGCGCTTGGCTGGAGACTTTGGTCCAGTAGTCTCTCCTCCTGCATCAGCATCTCCTGATACACTCGGAAGTCCTCACTCGATAGGAGCCTCTGTAGGTGCAACGACTGCTTTTTTGTTAAATTGGACATAGGGGAATAATCTAAGCATTGTCTCTTCACTCACTCCGTATCGCTCAAGTGCCTCTTTATGGAGGATATAGTAGTCATAGACTCAAGCCTTTCGCAGAGCTTGATCATTGCGCATATCATCGTCCACATCGGTCACATTGCCTTTGTCATCTACTTCTTTACGCTTGCAGAGTCCGTAGAAGTTGCGGACGATCTCCTCAGCTGTGTATTGACCCATCTCTTGTCGGTGGATGTCTAGAGCACCGTCGGTATAGCCTGTATTCATATACTATCGGATAAAAAGTAAGATGATGGACCGCCACCCTGAGAAGTATGCATCCTTGATTTCTTCTCGCATCTTGAGCATATTCTCAATCATCGCTCGAGAGTTTTTCATCTCTCGCTCGTGCTCGTTGATTTGGTCTTGATGGGCTTTTATGATGTTTGTCTGCTTCTCTCCTTCCTCTTCTGTCTTGGCTCGCTCAATTTCAGCCTTGCAAGACTCAATAAAGATTGGGGCTTTTTGCAGATTGAGATAGAGTCCAGAGAGTGAGTTCTCGAACGCCCGTAAGTCTCGTGCTATTTGTACATAAGGGATAAACATAGTTATTCTTGGTTAGATAATGATTGTGCTACCATCTGATTGGCGGATGAATTAGCTATTCCACCTCAGACTTCTTGCTTTTTGGATTGCCCTGACTCGATATAGGCTCGCTTTCGCATCTCGATCGCTGTCATCTTGGCTGGTGTATCGATAGCCGACTGGAAGACGACGAGGTAGGTCATATGATCCTCTTCCATATTCCTGATTTGTGCTGCACTCATATCATTTTCACTCAGGAGCTTTGCAATATTGCGAGCGTCCATCTCATCGGGTGTGTATGGGGCGATTACCTGTATATCTCCTCGGCTAAATCCTTGGAGCTTGAGTATCTTTCGTCTCATTGAGTCGAGAGATATACGTGGAGTGTTTGGGTTTGCCTCCATGATAGAGAGCTTTGCTTCGAGTTGCATAGCGAGTTGCTTTCGCTCGCTCTCATATTTCCGCTTTGACTCGATGCGCACATTCGCATCTTCGATCGAGAGGAAGTCCTCTTTGGTGAGTTCGAGCGTCTTTGCCCCGTCTATAGATGAAGTGATACGAGCAAACTTTCGATCTGTCTTGGAGAAAAACTCTTTGTAAGAGCGAAACCATATATCTCGCCAAAACTCCTTGTCTGATCTCTCGGCGGTTATTGCAGTGAGACCAAAACGTATATTGGCGTTTTCTTGTATCTGTTTGACCTCTCCGAGTGTTTGGGACCCTGAACTCTGTACGCCAAGTTGGTTGCTATTGATGCCTGTCTCCATCTGGAGTGAGTCCATGATCTCTTGAGTGACTCGGTATGAGTCTCCCATGATATTGGAGCGAGGGACTGGATAGACCGCTGTAGATATTGGGTTGTTTTTCCCATCTACTCCGATGAATTTTGGTTGTGTCGTTGCTCTCGCAAGTTCAGTAGCGTTTGCAACGGTGTTGATGTCGTAGAGGAAGATCTGACCGAGCGTCGAGAAGCGCGCATCGATGAGGCGGAGATTGTAGAGTTGTGAGAGAGCGGATTGCTTTGGTCCAGTCATCTCGAGCATTGAGATACCAAACGGATCGTCTCGCTTCGGGGAATACCACTTGATATTAACGACAGCGGACATTGGGACCCTCTTCTCTTCCTCGTCCTTGAGTACAGGCTTGATCTCGACCTTTCGAAGGATTTGCCCAGCATCGCTTGAGAGAGTGACCATATAGAGTATGTCATCCTCGTAGGTGTATCCGTTGATCACTGACACCATCCCTGGATCGTCTGGGGTTTGGTTGTACCCTGATCGCTCATTTCGTGCTGTTTGGTTGTTTACAGTCGCATCGAGCTTTTGCGATGTGAGATATTCAGCGTCGGGGCTAAATCCATACTCTTCTGAGAGCATCTCTCGTGGGATGTACTCCTCGAAGTAGTGGAAGCGAGCTGGTGTCGCATAATCAAAGTATGGATCTGGGAGCCAAGAGAGAGGATCTTTGACACAGATCTCTGGAGTGGAGCTGTCAGCGTTCCACCCTTTCTTTGTGATGATTGATACTCCATACATTCTACGGTCATGTCCGAGTACGAGTCTCGCTTGGTCGAGTCCCATCTCTTCTATATCAAATCTCGCTACATCATTGAGGTTGTCAGCGATCTCATCATCATATATTCCTCGTGGGAGAAATACTGGGGCTTGATCGTCCATCATCTCGATAGCGAGATCAAGGTTAATCATCGCATATGAGGTGTTCATCGGGATCTTCTCATCATCTACCGTCTGGTCGATGTATTTGACGATGTTGGTCCGATGGTGTTCTCGCTTCTCCTCGACGAAGTCTCTTGAGAGTTTGATTTCGTTTTGTACTTGAGCGAGGAAGCTGTCAGGTGCGTCCCTGATTGGTTCCTCCTTTCGGTACTGTTTCTTTTTGCGTGACATAGTTAGTAGAGAAATGATGAATAGTCTTGTTCGATCACTCTTGGATACGATTTTGTCTCAGTGAGTGTCTTATAAGTGATACCAAGGTATCTGAATGCATCTGCTGAGTTGGATGACCAGTCGTGCTTTGGAGATCTGCGATATGTCTCATTCTTGGCGTCGTATTCCTTGTGGTAGGATGCAAGAGCGTTGAGTCCTCTTTCACATTTGTTCTCGTCGATCCATACGTACTTAAACATACGCCGGACCGAGTCAATACCATCCTCGACGCTGAGTCGTGGGACGACTTCGATGTTTTTGAGTCAGAGATTGAGGAGAAACTCATATCTCGATTGTCCGCTGGAGAGTTCTCTGACTTGCACATCGTGTGGGAGATAGTGCTTTTCATAGCGGTAGGGCTTGCTCATGATGTGTGCTACATAATGCTCTAAGCCTTCTCCGCTCATCTCGTAGTGATCGATTACCCGCACTTCCTTACCGTGTATCTGCACAAACCATATAGCCGTCGTGTCATTCATACCGAGGTCCCAGAATGTAGATACTGGCAGTGACATCTCGTAGGGTACGCTTGATATTCTTCCCTCTTTCCGAGCGTCTCTGAGCTGGTCGGAGTAGTAAGCACCTTTGACTGACGCCTCGAAGCTCACGAAGTACTCTTGCTGGATCAGGTCTTCATCCATTCCGTCTCTCCGCTCTTCCTCGATCATCAGATCTGTGACGATACGGTTTCCGTTGTTGTCCGTGGTGTCGTATGCTGTCTTTTCGGATAGAAACCAAGTGTCAGGATTTCGTCGTGCGACTTCACGGAGCTTCCATCCGTGGTTTTTCCCTCGTGGGGTATATACAAACCAAGCAAAGCCTCCATTGAGTTTGAGTATGGGTCGGAGAAGGTCCCATCATCTCGGGTCAGAGATCGGATACTCGGAGAAGAGACACCCGACTGGGTTAGTACCGACGATATTGTCTATCTTCCGATCTGTACCGATTACTTGTATCAGTGATCCATTGATGAGAGTGAGTTGCATACTCTGATCGTTCTTCTTGGCGATGAGTGCTTTGGGTATGTGGTCGAGCATCGTGCGACCGTCATTATCGATGTTGTCCCAGAATGCCTTTCTCCCTTGCTCGTATTCGGGAAAGATATAGTAGAATACTCCCTTCCTCTCGAGTGCTTTCCGTAGTAGAGCCTGAAATGCTGTCTTGTCTTTGCCCGCGCGCCTGTGCCAAATGAGGATAGCTCTCTTGTACTCATCGAGTCCCTTGAGTGCTTCCTTTTGGTAGGGGCGAGCGGTAAAGTTATGGGGGAGAGTGATCTGCATTATGCTTGCCACTTAATGGTTATGTCGGTGTTCTCGGTTGAGTCTCCAGCGATAAGTCTCTTGCGTTCGAAGTTGGTCTTGGATATGTCGTTGAGTGATCGTATGTCGTTGATTGAGAGATCTTCTGTGTCTACCATTCGCGCGATTGCTTTATGTGTGATCTCTTCGATGGTAGACACAATATCTTCAAGCCTCTTTATTTGTTTTTGTCAACGGTCTGTCGTGGTAAGTTGTGGTAGACTATTGAGTATATCGCATACTGTATCATTACTCACTTGCCACTCTGTACCCTTGAGCATGTCCTCTATGTCGTGAGAGGAGAGATCAAGGTTTCATAGTTTCAACTCTATCACTTTTGCGCGCGTTTCGTCGCTTGTTCGTTTTCATCGTGGCATAGGTATTTTTTAGAACGCAAAAAAGCACCACAATAAATAGAGGGGAGAGCTTTTTGAGAAGCTGTCTCTATTCACTATGGTGCTAAGTGGTGTCGCTTATGTGCGACCAATATGAGTGTATTATATGGAATGATACTGTATTTTCAAGTCTTTTATATTTTTGTGATCGAGTACGCAAATATCTCTGGTCGGGCTGGGTCTTTCCCATGATACTGGAGTCTTCATTCGATATATACTCTATCCCCTGTTGTGACTGGTATTGCATCATGTCCTACGGATCGAGCGACGATCTGGTGTATATCTCTATCTTTCCCTTGCCTCTCCTCTCGGTTAGTTGCGAGGCGGAAAAGGAGCCTCCCACTCTGTAGCACGGGGTCAGTACAGATATTACCGATGAGAATGATCTTATTGATTGTTTTCATAGTGTGGGAGTTGATAGTATTTCTTTTTTTTGACCATGCCTGCAGGCACTAGCATATCCTCTAGCTCGGCGTAATACTTGCGGATGTAGTGGAGGATCTCATCGTCGGTGGTCTTATCGGACATATTGGCGAGTGTTTGGATCTTCTCCGCTGTTCCCTGTCCGTATATCCGATCTATCGCTTGAGCGTGAGCGTATTGCTCCCCTGCTCCGTAGAGATTACACTTTGGGCATTGTCCGTGGGCGTTAGTCGGGAGCCAGCGAGTGTTGAGATGACGGCGAGACATAAAGTGCCCACATTGGAAGTTCTCTTGCCATGGAGTGTTGCAAGTGATGCAAGGATTTCCTTTATCTCTCCATCTTGTATAGAGTGAGTGGACTCTATCAGCCTCTCGGATGAGTGATGAGCGAGACAAGCAAAAGGAAAAACAAAAACAGAAGCAAATAAAAAAAGCCTCCCTG